TCCGCCGTCACCAGTATAACCACCGCCAGCGAACCCGACACTCATAATCTGCGAAATAACATTCGCGCCTGCTGCCGCCACCGCCGCCATATTGGCAAATTTCTGCGCTGGTGTAAGTGCGGTCGGATCGGCTAATGCTTGGCTAATAGCCTGTGACAATTTAACCGTGGCTTCTGCAATCGCAAAGGCTTTTGATACCGCAAACATCGCTTTATAAGCAGAGGATTGCTTACCTGCCGATTGCTCGACAGCAGATGCCAAATTACCAAATGCACCGCCCAAATCGTTCAGACCTGTGGCGTATTGCCCCATGTCGCGTTGGAACTCGTCATTTTTGTACTTATCGATTATCTGCTGTCTGCGTTGCTGGAACTCTTCTTCGGTAATCAGTTTCTGCTCGTTAAATGCCTGCAACTGCGCCAATTCTTCCGCTTGTTTGTTTCGCGTTTCCTGTTGAGGGTCGTAGATTGCCCGTAGCTTGCTTAATGGATCAACTGCCTGTTGAGAAATCTGCTGTGCGTAATTAAATTGCATTTGCTGAGCAGCTTTTCTTGCTTCATCAGCATTTAATTGACCGGCGGACCGCAATTCTTCAATACTGCCTAAATCTTCCATAAGGTTTGATTTAAGCAATTTTTCAGGCGCATATTTGCCGGCGAGTTCAAGACGCTGTTTCGCAAATCGTTCTGTAATTGCCGTCTTCGCTGTTTCATACTCTTGGTGAGATACAACCCCTTTGCGCATATGTTCATCGAGACGCTGAAACATCCGCACTTCTTCAAGGTTAATTTCGCCTAGAGTTGATGACGATTTCTTACGAATTTCATCATAGAACGATAGCCAGCTATCACGCGCATTTTCACCACCTTTGGTTTTCTTGGTTCTGTCGCTAATTTGAGTTTCGATTGTTTTGGTCTTTGTTTCAGTCTCAAACAATCCCTCAATTTTTTTGCCCATATCTAACATGGTCTGCAACTGTTCGGCAGACAGATTGATCGCTTTAGCCGCACTTTGAGCCGCCGCGACATCGCCATTGGCAATCGCATTCAACACTTTAGAATATTCGGCACCTTTCACGCCAAGAACTTCATAAAGACCGGCAAGCACATAAGACGCTTTGGCATGACCTTTATTTTTCAGCTCAAGGACTTCCAACTTGGCGCGTAAATCATCAGATTTTTTAGTTAGCTCGCTTTGAGCTTTCGCGAGATCGATAACGGCAGCCGTAGCCTGATTAGTGCTATCCTTATTTTTATCAATGCCATTTTTTACATCGGCGATAATTTGACCGGCTTTTTCTGCACCAACATTAAATACAGATAATTTTTTGTGAATATCATCTAACGACTTGCCATTATTCAGCATGGACTGTACAAGTGCGCGTAGTTGATTATCAAATGCCTGATTTTTAGCCGACGCAACTTCCAAGCCGCTTTTGTATTTTGCCGACGCTTCTTCTACTTCCTGCGCAGTTGAAGCAAACCAACCGCCGCGACGATGACTAAACTCGGTCGAGATCATCGCAGAACCCAATTTTTTGAGCTGCTCTTCTTGCTCTTTCATCGCTTCGATTTGCTCAAAAATCTTGGTTGTCAGTACAGCTTCGCTTAACCCCTCATAACTTTCCTTGAGCTGTTCATTTGCCGCTTTAGTGTCTATAGCTGACTTTCTTGCTTCTTCAGCTTGTGAATGGAAGTAATACAACGCACTCGCTGCGATTGTAATCACACCTGCGGGACCGCCTAATAATCCCATAACACCCCGCAAACCAGCCGCCGCTGCGCTGGCAAGTCTGTTTGCCGTTGCTAAATTTTGTTTTGCTGTCGCTTCCGCTTTCGTCAGTGCAATAATCTGTGCTGCCTGCGCTTTCATCTGTTCGCGCAACGCAAATCGCGTTTTTTCAGATTGAGCGACTTGTAACTGAGCGGCTAAAGATGCCATTTCTGTTTGAGCCGCCACCCGTAACGCAGTGGCTTTAGCATAGAGGGCTTTCGCTTCGTTGTAATGTGACAACGTGTTTTTCGCACTCGCGACACCGGTTTGTACAAGTTTTGCGGAATAATTACCGAGTTGCCCAACCGCCAAGGCACCAGCAAATAACGTCGCCATTTTAATGGCATCTTCCAAATTCGCCGCCAAGAACTCTATACTATTCGCTATACCGGTAGTGGATCCGGTGGCACTATCAATACGCCCGATCATTTGGATAAATGACGTTTCAAAATTGGTCATCGCACCGGAAACTGACTTAATGCGATTAGCAAAATCATCATCGACCTGCGCCTTGACCTTTTTTAACGCTTCAACAACCTGCGGAATATCCAGTTTACCAGCGGCGCCCATTTGTTTAAGTTCGCCGGTCGTAACACCCAAACCTTTCGCGATTGCGTCCGCAAGTCCGGGGATTTGTTGTATTACAGAATTAAGATCTTGCCCTTTTAACGTTCCTGTTGCCAACGCTTGCCCAAATTGGACTAACCCCGCCTCGGCTTGCGCGGCACTGGAACCCGACATGGCAACGGATTTTGTTACGGTTTCAGTTAACGCGGCTACATCAGCTTGGCTTAGTTTTAACTTTTCGGCATTTTGCGCAAATTTTTGATAAACAAGAGACGTCGCACTTACAGCCTGATTGGTCCGCAGGGAAATATCAAAAACAGTCTGTGTCGCCAAAGCAAGTTGAGTATTACCATTTGTTGATAGTTTTAATTGATTGGTTAATTCTGTGTTTGCGTCAGCATACTGGATAAATGCCTTAATTGAACTCGTCAGAGAATCTTTAAATAATAAAAAATTAGTTAATTTGCTGGAGTTATTCAGCGCAGTCATCGCCGAATCGATGTTTTCCAAATAACCCTTGGTTTTAGCCGAAAATGTCTGCGCGCGTTGCTGTGCCTTTGATAATGAATTTTGAAAATTGACTTGATCTAACGTTAGCTGAATATTCAGCGCTCCCAATGTGCCGGCCATAAATAAACCCCATAAAAAAAGCACTCCGAAGAGTGCTTTTCTAAAAATATAAAACTAATTACGAATTACTCGGTTTAAACCATTCAATCAATCCAAAAACAACAGATACAGCAACGATGATTGCGATATATTGGAAACCACCCCACGCTAAACCGTCTGATAGGATAGAACCAAGAGCATAAAGCGCTAAAATTGGAGCAACTACAAACGTAGCAGTCATTTTCATCATCCAAATAAAGATTTGTCCCATAGCTCCCCCTCTGTTTATATTCATAATGTACAAAATTACCGTACTTTATTCAAGGGATTACTACGAAATAATTGTTTATTATTACCGGTTGGCTAAATATCTTTCCGAACCGTCATCTTCATCATCTTCGGCTTGCGCTACTTTATCTTTATAAAATGGCATAAAATCGACAATTTCAGGCGGTTTCTTATTCGGATCGCTGTTGACCATAGCCAATATGTGTGCGATTTGTGCTGTGCGGTAATCCTCGCGCCAAAGTCCGAAAGGCTGATCACGATAAAACAACTGATACTCCATGAAATGTTTTTCCGGCATCAGCTCAATTTCAGATAATGTTTTCCCCAGCGCCAAAGATAAAACTATTTGGAATCTTCGACGCTCGGTGAGTTTTTTGCTTCAAATTCAACAATCGCTTTACTGAAATCTTCAAATACGGCTTTATCCAATTTGGAGATTTGCTCTAAGTCTTCGATATTGTCCGGATCGAATAAATTATTTCCGTTTTCGTCACAAATTCGTGTAGCGAAAGTGCGTGCGATTTGATAAGGGTCGTGGATTTTTGATAACTGCTTGGATAATTTTTCTTCATCGCTGAAATCTAATTCAACACCCTGTTCTTCCGCGATTTTGAATAAGATTTGTTGCTGTCCGTAGATCGCTTTATTTGTTTCGCCAATGTTAAATTCGCGCACATAACAATCGGTCCCGTTAATAACGCATTTTTTTACTCTTGGTTTGTTTGCTAAAAGCTGTTCGCGTAGATTCATTGTGATATTCCTTGATTTGAGATAAAAAATGACCGCACTTTTTACGGCGCGGTCGCGTTGATTAAGCTGTTACCGGTAAATGGTAATCGCGTTTTGCTTTCTTGATTGTGACGCCCGATTCAAACTTGCCTTTTGTCTCACCGGAGTAATTAGGCGAAGTTTGAATAAAGCCGGTGCCGTAAAGCGAGCCTTGCTGATTACGCAAAATCATCATGTAAGGGAAAGTTTCCTTGGCAAAGAATTTTTTGCGTAAATCTGCCTGCATTGCGGTTCCCGGCGCGTAGAAGAAAGTGAGTTTTACTGAACCATACTCGATTTCGCCCGCTTCAGTTTCAGTACCCTCACTACACATTGTTGTGATGTCTTCTTCCGTGAGCGTATCGCCGTCGCCCTCAATCTGCTTGATCGCACAGAAATTGGAGGACCATTTAACCACCGCCACTTTTGCCGTAGAAAAGTTAGTAGGCGCATCCTGATTACTCCAATCTACTTCATCAGCAAAGGTGATTTTGTCTGTTGCAATAGTTTTTACCGGATAAAATCCATCTAATGCCCCAAGACCAGTGATTTTCACAAAGTCACCAACTTTTGCACCGTGGCCAGTTGCGGTAATTGTTGCATTCGGTTTTACAGTGGCGGCAGTGATGGCTTTTTCTTCAGTCAAGCCGATACCTACATAAAATTTAGTACCCTGAAAAGGGGTTGTTTGTGTTGCCATAGTTTATTCTCCATAAGCAATTTGATAATTGATTACACGACGATGTAGCTTTGTATCCGCTTCATAATCGCTAAAATCATTCATGCGCTCCGCAAAGTCGAACGCCCCCGAAAGTGCGGTAAAAATTTGCTTGCGTAGGCTGAAAATGTCGTCAGGATTTCTGCTGTAAACGTCGATTTGTACTTGGAAATCGTCTAAATCACCGTCTTCAAGCGCGGA